CTGAACTTCCTCAGCAGGTTCTTACTGATGTTATTGAATATGAGATTGCTCCATACCTAGCATACAATGATCAAGTTGTAACATTAGAACTGATTTCTACAGCGACTCCATCCGAGTCTTCTGTATTGATGAGTGATGAAAGTGTATCTGTTGTTGCATCTACGATTCAAACTATTAACAATTCTGCTATTGTAACAGAAAAAGCACTAGATCTACACACTTCACAAGTTGAAACAACAATCTCTCAATCTCTACAAGTATTTGCAGCAATTCCTCCAGGCACTGATCCAGGTGGACTGAATTCACCAATTCCAGTTGCTTCTATTCTAAGTACCGAAACTGCTCTATATGCAGTTATTCACGGAACTGAAACTGAAGTTGCTATTCTTGGCAACCATCTACCAGTTCTTAATGGTAGAGATAAACCTGCAGATATTACGTTAAATAGAGAGATGGGAGTCTTAGACTTCTTTGAAGAACTAGTTGTACTAGAAACCAGTGTCCTTCTCCGTTAAAATCAATGCCACAAACGCAGTTACAATTAGCAAGTCCTTATAATGAGGTACTTAAAAGAAATACTTTAGTTATTAAAGTAGAAAATTTTAAGCAAAGAAAACCAGAAGGATTTGATTCGTTTGATTCTGGTAATGCTTTCCATACTCTTGCGGCTTTTGAAAAGCACATTTTTAGTGGTGATAATGTTATTGATGATTTAACAAGAGAATTTCCTACTCTTCAAATTAGAGATTTTGAAATAAGACCAAATTCTTCATTTACATTGACAGGTAGTAAATTTAATTTTGCTGGTTCTACTCAAACATTACCTTTTGGATCTACCATCAATAGTCTACAAGTATTGACTACTGATGAGTCAAATCAAACAATTCTTGACACAGACACTAGCATTACAAGATTTGCAAGTGCTGGACATCTTTTTATTGGTGGTAGTGCGCGTACTCTTTTCGAGTATACATCCAAGACTGCCACAGGATTTATTGGTTATGTTAAATCTGGAAATGTGAATATTCCGCCTTCTACGGAGTTCATCCAGTATTCTGTTGAATGATCAAACTATATTGTATAAATAAATCAAGACAACAACGTTCTAGAGAAAAAATAAATGGCTGCAATTATTTCAGACAAATTTAGAATTTTCAATGCTAAACAATTTCTAGAGTCTCTGTCCGAAGGCAGTAGTGATACTGGATCCGACAGAACTAGAATGTACTTCTTTGTGGGTCGTCCACAAGCATGGAATTCATACTTGGAGATTTACTCCGCAAACGCAACAGCATTTACTGCTGGTCAGTTTGTTTATGTTTCTACCGATACGAATGGATCGTATACTTGGGCAAATGCACCTTTCAAGGCAAGCATTGTAGCAGTATACGAAAATTCTCTTATCCTTAGTTCAATTTCTCCAAGTACATCTTCAACTCCTCTCCCCAACTCTGTAGTTGAAGGTTGGAACGGAGCATCAGATACAGGAGCAGAAGCAAGAGCAGGTGTATATCGCTTTGCTACAGAAGACACCCCTCCTACTCCACTGGATCACCAGTCGGAAAAATTTGATGTTTATGCTGAAATTATTGCTGCTAAGCGTATCACCGATTCGTTTGCTCGTGGTGTAATTACTCGTTACGATTGGAACACGCTTGCTGCGGAACCTCGTTTCGACATGTACAAGCCTGACTACACCGCAACCACGACTGGTCAGATCGGCAAACTAGCACTTACTAATGCCGCATCTCTAGCAACTGCTAAGTACTATGTAATCAACTCCAACTACGAGGTATTCAAGTGCCTCTATAATGGTGAGTTCCCTGGCAGAACTTCCCCTAACCCCCAGTACGAACCCAAGACCTCTCCTTCTGCTGGTCAAGGTACTTATAATGGTAATGTGTTTACCGAAGGTGGTGACCTAGAAGTTTCTAACACTGCGGGTTATGCTTGGAAGTATATGTACACCATCCCAACAGATGATGTTCTTCGCTTCCTTTCTACCAACTTCCTTCCCATCAACCTACCATCGGAAAGCACTAGAGCTGCTGTTCAATCCGCTGCGATTGAAGGTGCAGTAAGCGTTGTTCTGGTAGAAGAAGTTGGCGCTGGTCTTCCTAACGGAACCCACTATGCACCTATTAATGGTGATGGTCAACTTGCTGGTGGTACTGAAGCAGTTGTAGAAATCGTAGTTGCTTCTAATGCTATCCAGTCTGCTAAAATTGTAACAGAAGGTGCTGGTTATACTTATGGTTCAGTCAACCTTGCTGACGGCGTAACAGTCGGTGGCATTAAGACTGGTCTATTTACTACTTCTGCACTCACAACTGGACGCACTGGTGTTTCTGGCACAGGTGCTTTGGAAGTTATTATTGCTCCCGAAGGTGGTCATGGTGCAGACATGGAGTCTGAGTTCGGCGCTAAGCGTGTTATGACGAACATTCGTTTGACCTACGCTGAAGGTTCTGGCGACTTCCCCGTTGATAACGACTTCCGTCGTATCGGCATTATCAAGGACCCATACAACTACGGCACTACCGATTTCGCAACTAACGACACCCGTAATGGTTTGTTTGCAGTTAAGATCGAAAATGCAACTGCTGACTACAATGCTGATGAAGAAATTACTCAAGCATTGTCTACTGGTGGTACTGCAAAAGGCACCGTAGTTTCTTGGACTCTTGATTCTGGTTCTACCACTGCTGGTGTTCTTAAGTACATCCAAGTCCCTGGTCTACATGCAGAAAACGGAGTTGTAAGAGAATTTGATTCTAGTGCTGCTGTTGTTGGTACTTCATCTCTTGCTTCTGGCACAGTTGATCAAGCAACCACTGCTGTCACACTTCTAGGTGTTAGTTTCACCAATGGTCAAGGTAATCCTGAGATCGAAGCGAACTCTGGAGATGTCATTTATGTTGAGAACAGAAGACTCATCACACGTGCTCCTGACCAAATTGAAGACATCAAGTTAGTAATTGAGTTCTGACCTCCTAAATAACGTTAGGAAAACCAGGACGTTAGTGCATATACAATGCCTCAAAATACTAACTTAAACGCATCGCCTTACTTTGAAGACTTTGATTCTCAGAATAATTTCTATAAGGTCTTGTTTAGACCAGGGTTTGCGGTACAGACTAGAGAACTAACAACTCTCCAGTCTGTATTACAAACTCAATTAGAATCATTCGGGAGGAACGTCTTCAAGCAAGGCGATCTTGTTGTGCCTGGAGAAGTCGGGTTCAATACGAAACTAAATTACGTTAAACTATCTTCTGTTTCTGAGGTTGCAATCAGTGACGAAGCAGGAAACGTTGTATATCAAAAATATGACATTAGTCAACTGGTCGGTCTGAAAATTCAGGGTGTATCATCTAGTGTTATTGCAAGTGTTATTGCTACAGAATTTGGTTCTGATACAGAATCAGATACAATTTATGTCAATTACTTGGACTCTGGCGCATCTGGCGACGAAGAGAGATTCCGTCAAGGTGAGACTCTAGAAGTAATTGGTGGTGTTAATTCTCCTCTATTGGTTGTCGGAACTGATGGAGTATCTCTTCCTACCAGTATCAGTGTTACTGATCCTGACACAGGTATTGAACAATTTATTGATAGTCCTGCATTGGGATTTGCTTCTGCTATAAAAGTAGAAGAAGGTATTTACTTTGTTAATGGATATTTTGTAAGAAATGCCGAGCAACTTTTAGTTGTTAGCAAATACTATGATGCACCTTCCAGCAAAATTGGTTTTAAAATTGTAGAGTCTCTGGTTACACCTGAGGAAGATAGTTCCTTGTATGATAATGCAAGGGGGTATTCTAATTTCTCTGCTCCTGGTGCTCATAGACTTAAAATTAATCTAGAACTTGTTAAGTATGGTTACTATGATCTAACTGATAAGAATTTTATTCAGTTACTACTTATTAAACGTGGTACTATTCAGAAACAAATTAAAGCAAATGACTATTCTCTTGTAGAAGCAGCAATTGCTAAGAAAACTTTTGACGAATCTGGTGATTATGTCGTAGAACCATTCCCTCTACAAGTTAGAGAGTATTATCAAAATGATAATAACCTAGGATTCTATACTGCCGATGATGATGGACTTGTTAATGGTCTATCAGTAAATCAAGCATCCGCAAAACTCCTAGGAACTATTGGTTCTGGCAAAGCATATATTAAAGGATATGAAGTTAAAAATAAAGAGAGTAAGTATCTCGAAATTGATAAAGCAAGAGATACAATTAAAAGAGAAAATCAGACACTAAAAACAACAGGTCTAACTTCCTTCTATATTAGTAATGTATATGGTACAACTCCACTTAATGCTGAGGGTGCTGAACTAACATCGTATCCTACATTATTTTTAAATTCTACTTACAATGATGGTTCTGTCGGTCTTAATGACACAGAAGCAAGTGATGGTGTCAAGCAGACTACCAATCGCCGTGGACAAGGATATGGCGTAGAAGAAGGAGTCAAGACAATCTATTGTCAGATTGAAGCTGGATCTGGTTTTGGCATCGCAGATATGACTGATGCTAACTTTAAATCTCAGTTTAAAAAATTATATTTTATCAAAACTAGAGCTGCTAGTCAGGTTACTAGTTATGGAGAGGTAGATGTTTTAGCATTCTCCATTGTATCTCGCCCAGAAATTTCTGCCGCTGGTGCAAATCAATTTGTTGAAATTACAGTAAAAGGAAATAGATCTGAACTAGATATTTTTGTGATTGATTATGATGCATCAGCATCAAATAAACTGAGGAAGTTGTTTAAATCACAAGCAGATGTTGAAGATAATAGTAGCGAACTATTTGATCTGCGTGATTATAATGAAACTATTACACCTATCGTAGGTATTGCTAAACCAAAAAATATTGCTTTAAAAGAAATTAGTTCTGGTTTTAATAAAGATCTTGATAAGATTGTATCTAAAGGTAGACTTGCTGGTGGTCTAGAACAATACAATTCTATTTTTGACCTTTCATATTTTGCTCCTCAATTTTTCACAAGAATTCTTTTAGAAACAGAAATTACTGGAGATTCTTTTAATCCTGGTAAGTACATTTATGGTTCCCTAAGTGGTGCTATTGCTGTTATTGAGGGAGGTACGTTGGCTACCTACTCGTCAGTCTCCAAGTTGTTTGTTACTATGGTGTTTGGTGAGTTTAAAGGTGGTGAAACAATTACATCAGAAACTGGCGAAACAATTAAGATTGCAACGGATAATACAATTTCCCACTTTATTATTCCTACTAGGGGAGATAGTTATGCTGCAGGAACAAGAATTATCCTTGATGGTGTTACTTATGATGAGTCTTCAATTGCTATTGTTAGATCTGGTGCAGGTGCTTTAGATACGATCTATGTTAACGATAGAGCTTCTACAGACACTCTATACTCACGTCCTCCGATTGTTGAGTTTACTGGTACTGTCCCAACTAATGTTGCTGTTGTTACTCCTGTTCTATTCAGAAATACAGTATATACATATTCTCCAAAGAATATTAAATCTGTATTCTCTCAGTTTGGTTCTGGTAATGCCAATAAATTCTCTGCTGATATTGAACTTGAAAAGACTGGATATGTCAATACAATTTCAGTAACTGACTTTACCTTCTCAGGCACTGCAGGGTACAAGTTTATCGAGTGTAATGGATTTGGTGGTGATGCGTCGAAGAACCTTGTTCAAGGCGACGTGGTGCAGTTCTCAGACGTTACTGGTGCTGTATATAAGTACATCGTTCAATATGCTACTAGACCTGACGGAACAAAGAGATCAAGAATCTATCTAGATAGAGCTCTGCAGGCAAATGTAGAGAATGCTTCTGTTGTTCTGCAAAGACCAATAATTGAAAATCCAAGCGGTACTCTAGTTTTCCCAACTGGCGATAAGCAGATCAAGACTCTTATTGATTCTTCAGAAGACTCCAAGATCAAATATTATTTCAGAAGAGATTTTATTACGAGTGCTGCATCTGCTAGTGGAAACTTAACTTTTGCTGCTCAACTTCCATTTGGTACTCAACGCTTTGCTCCTTTCTCAGATAAGAACTTCTTGATTACTGTTCTAGAAACAGGTGTTGCTGAGCATGTTATTGATTCGAGTGGAAGTCTTCAATTGTTTGGCGGTCCTCTTAAAAAGGGTGATGTAGTTTACGTTGATCCTGAATATGTAACTATTGCTCAATCAGATAGTAATCTAACTGCAGGAAGTGTCACGATTAATTTCCCTGAAAATCATTTTGGTGATATCACTGCTCTGCGTACTGCTCTAGAAGCAAGAGCTGCAAATCCTCAATCAGGTGATCCTGATTGGACCCTTCCTGAAAACAACTTCCCTAAGATGAAGTTGACTGCTACTTTAGAAGTATCTAAAGCAAAACCAAGACTTAAAACTTCTATTCTGAACAAGCAAATTATTGTTCAATCTGGAGGAACCTCTGTAGTACCACTAAGAGGACAAGAACTTGGTGGCGAAACTATTCAAATTACTTCTTACTCAGATGTTTTCAAATTAAGATATGTTTATGAAGGATCTATTTCTTCTCCTCCTACTGTAGATGCTGGAGGTAATCTTATTAGTGGAGTAGATGTTTCTAATAAGTATACATTTGACAATGGACAAAGAGATACATTTTATGATATTGCAAGATTGGTTTTAAAACCAGGTCTTACTGCACCTACAGGTCAACTTGTAATCGCGTTTGATTACTTCGAGCACTCACAAGGTGACTTCTGTACTATCGATTCGTATTTGCATGAAGCAGGTGTAACTGAGAAAGACATTCCATCTTTCAACTCATCTGTTAGTGGTTTAGTATCACTTAAAGATGTTATTGATTTCAGACCTAAAGTAGATAACTCTAACATACTTCCTGGATATCAAGATAAAACTTTTCTTTCAGAATCTGACTTCTTGTCATTCTCTGGTGTATCTGGTATTCCCGCTAATTGTCCATCGGATGATTCTAATCTAGAATTTACTATCAAGTATAATAAAGAACAATACCTTGACAGAATTGATGGTGTGTTCTTGAATACTGATGGAAATTTTGTTGTTAAGAAAGGAAACTCTTCACTTAACCCATCACGTCCAGAGACAATCAGCGATTCTACTCCACTCTACTATCTCTACATTCCTGCATTTACAGATTCTTATAGAGATGTCCGTATTATTCCTGTAGAGAATAAGCGTTACACGATGAAGGACATTGGAAAATTGAATCAACGTGTCGAACGCCTAGAGTATTATACTTCTCTTAGTGTTTTAGAACAGCAAACACTGAACATGCAAGTTACCGATGATATTGGTCTTGACAGATTTAAGTGTGGTTTTTATGTAGATAACTTTGAAACACATAAAGGAGATATCAAATCAGTAGATCATGTATGTTCTATTGATACTCAGCAGTCTGTTCTTAGACCACAAGTTAGTGAAGATAGTTTCCTCGTTAAGGAAATCAATACTAGAAATGATCAAAGAGAAGTTTCTGGTTATGTTAACAATAAAGGTGTTCTAACACTACCATATACTAATCGTAGATTACTTGGTAATAATTTTGCTACTAAGACAATTAATCCAAATCCATTTGTTGTTCTTCAATATGTTGGTGATCTATCCGTAGATCCTAATGTTGATTCTTGGTATGATAGATCTATTGCTCCTCTAGTTACAGACAACAATACGGATCTATTTGTACCCTTCCTTGCTAAAGAAGATCTAGAAGTGGCATTCGCAAGTCTGTACAATTCCTTTATTGTAACTTGGTCTGGCACCGAAAGATCTTTCTATAATATTAATCCTCTATCAAAAACCAATACAGAAATATCTGGTGAAGAAGTTATCAAAGCAAATGTTGCGAGTTCTTCTAATATCAGTCCGATGAATAATGAGATTGGTAAAGGTATTGCTTCTAGAACTAGTCGTGGTAAGTCTGTTGCATCTGCACTGCAATATTTTGCTCGTAGCATTCCAGTTAAATTTACCATCCGTAGACTTAAACCAAAAACTGAAGTATACGTATACTTAGAAGGTAAAAAAATTAACAGATGGGTTGTTCCTGATATTAGATTTACTGGTATTCCTGGCAACTCATTATCTACTTTCAATGCACCTATCATCACTGACGAAAGTGGCAATGCTAGTGGTATTGTTTTGATCCCTGCTGGTAAAGCACCTAGAGAATCTGCTGCATGGACAGGAGAAGCAGAAACAGTATCGTATGATAATTCATCCGAAGAAGTTAGAATTACTACTGGAGAAAAAACTTTACGCTTTACTTCCAGTGCAACGAATCGCAACAAAACAGATGTAGAAACATTTGCAGAAACTAAGTTCTATGCATCAGGTCTTCTTCCAGATAATCCTGCTAGCATCGTATCCACAAAACCAGCATACTTCAAAGCAAATGAAGGAACTCAATTGGTTACAAATAATACTGAAGTTGAGCAAAAACCAAATCCTTTAGCACAAACATTTAAAGTTGAAGAGTATGATGAAGGCGTATTTGCTACTGGTGTAGATCTATACATTTCTAAGAAGAGTGATTCTATTCCTATTAGAGTATACCTTACCGATGTAGATTCAGAAAAACCAGGTAAAAATATTATTCCTGGCACAGAAATTGTCAAGGAACCATATACTTATGTTAAAGCATATGTATCAGCTTCTGTAACTGTTATTAAGGAAGAAAATATTATTGGTGTAACAACCAATGCTTCTGGTCCTATCCTTAAAATCTTAGACAAGAACAATAACCAACTTCCTGTATCAGAAGATAATGAAATTCAATTGAATAACGAACAAGTATACACTTTTGTTCTATCTAATAACAATGGTACTGCTTTCATAGCAAACGAGGAATTAAAACTTAACTCTATTACAGTATTCAATAACGCAAACAATACAGAGATCTCTGCACGTATTGCAAAAGACTCTGGTGTTGTTTCTGTAATGAAAGTAACTAATACAGGATCTAATTATGATTCTGCAACTATCACCATTGAGTCTCCAAGTCTTCCTGGTGGCAGTAACGCTACTGGTAGTGTTAAAGTATCTGATGGTCTCATCTATGACACTACACTTACACTTTCTGGTAGAGGTTACACAGAACCACCTTCTGTTGTTATTAGAGGATCTGGTATCGGTAACACTGGTGCTACCATTGAAACTGAAATTGAAATCACAGAACCTGCTGTCAGAATGGGTGTTGCTGAAGATGTGGATGGCGGTATCCCATCAGTAACTCCAACTAACTTTATGTTTGACTATCCTGTATTCCTGCAAAACAATACAGAATATTCTCTAGTTGTAGAAACTGATTCTAAAGACTATAACATTTGGGTATCTAAGTTAGGTGAAACTGAAATTGCTACAAATACAACAGTTACCACAAATCCGTCACTAGGATCTGTTTACAAATCACAGAATACTGGTTCCTGGGTAGAAGATCTATTTGAAGATATTAAATTTACTTTATACAGAGCAGAGTTTGATATCTCCAATACTGCATCCATTGATCTCACAACTATTAGTAAAGGTTATGAGAACATGATCGAGGATCCTCTAGAAACATATGCATTTGCTAATGCCAATGCAACATCATCTCTCTTTAAAAATAACAATAACATTATTAAAGTAAATCATAAAAATCATGGTTTTGATTTAAACAATTCATATGTATTCTTTAAAAATCTAGATACGACTGCTGGGTTCACTCAAGGTTCTTTGAATACAACTCTATTTAAAGTTTCCAATGCTGGTCTTGACACATTTAATATCAGTGGTATTGGTAGAGCAGCAGACACAATTACTGGTGGCGGTGCAGATGGATTGATTGCTTCTAATAAAAAATATGAAAGACTATTAGCACAGATTGCTTACTTGCAGTCTCCTTCTACAAACATCGAAACTTTTGTTAAATCAACAGATGTTATTGCTGTTGACTCTTTAACTGAAAACTATAACTCATATGGTTCAGTAGATTTTGAAAAGACTTTCCTAAATGAAGAGCAATTCTTTATTAATCAAAAAGTAATTGCTTCTGATATTAATGTTTTGATGAATAATTTAGAAAGAAGTCTTACTTATAGATTAAATCTATCATCCAACAAATCTTATCTTTCTCCAATTATTGATTTAAATACCTCTTCTATTAAAATTTCTTCTAATAGAATTGAGAATGCCAAAGGAAAGGAAGGAAGATATGGCAAGAGATTGCAAGTTATTGAATTCTTACCAGTGTATTCATTTGTTGTCGCGGGTAATAGTGTTGATGTAAGTCTTGGACAAACAGTAGAAGGTGTTGGTTACGAGGCAAGCGGTATTGAGGCATCTGGTGCTCGCGGAGAAATTGTATTCTGGAATCCATCAAACTCCACGATACTTGTAAAAGTTAAAAACCAAAGTAACTTTGTATCTGGAGAGCAACTATTCTTCTCCATTCAATCACAAGCAGGTGAAGATTTTGCAAGCGATACAGTTAGAATTTCTGGTGCAGCACCACAACTCATCAGACCTGACTTTAATTTCGATCAATTAGTTACAGCAATTAATCCTTCTGCTACTACGACAAATTATGATAATTTAATTGGAGGAACAATTACTTCCTGGGATGTTCCTAACCAAGTATTGATCTTAGAAAATGATAAAGAACCTATCAATTCTGACTATAATTCAGATAATAAATCTGGTTCGTTTATTAGAGCACAGCAAGTTGCAGATCAAGCATCTGATATTCTTAGAGTTGGTGATCTTGTTTCCTGGTCTGGATTGATAGCAGGTTATGAAAAGTTATACGAAATTAAATCTATGAGATTTACTGATGGAGTTGACTTTGTTTCTGAAAATAGTGCTAAAGAAACATCTGCTGTTGCTAAGTACACCACAAAAGAAATTGCTCTTAAGACACAAGCATCAGGAATTGATGTTATCATTACCGCAAACGTATCAAATTCTGAAAATATTAAACTATCCTACAAAACAAAAACAACTTCTGTTCAGAAGAAATTTGAGGATATTGAATGGGTTCTATTTAATGATACTGGTATGCCTATCAATCCAGAGAATGCAACCCCGCAAAATACTATCTCCGCTCAGAAAGAAGAACAATCTGCTTATCAAGAGTTCAGATATAGTGTTGACAACTTAGATGACTTTATTTCGTTTGGTGTCAAAGTTACCATGTCATCTGATGATCCTGCATATGTACCCAAAATTCAGGATATTAGAGTAGTTGCTTCAGTATGATAAAGGTTGAAGGTCATGATGGTCTTTATCGAGACCCAGATTCAGGGGCGATTGTAACTACACGATCGTCTCCTAATAAGACCGCATCCCATACAATCAAAGGAATGCGGACTGACATAAATACATTGAAGGAAGAACTATCTGATATTAAACATCTTCTTAGAGAGATATTAAGAAATGCCAGCAATTAACGTCGCAAAAACAGATACCTTTGAAATTCAAAGGCAGAAGATCAATAATATTGGAACGCAAATTTTCAATATTTCGGCTGGTGGTAGTGACCTGGCTACTGGAGAATTAAAACTAGGGGACGGAACTAAAACAGCTCCTTCTCTGGCATTCACTAGTGAAGGAACTTTAGGTTTATACAAACCAGCATCACAAGAGATTGGTTTTGTTGCTGCTGGTAAAGATATTATCAACTATAGACCAGATGGTATTTACTCTTTCCAAGATTTTTATGTTAGAAAAAGAATTCTATTAAATTCTGGTCTTGATATCCAGAATGAAGGTCAAAATTATGATCCAGGTGTATATACTAGTGTTGACTTAACAGGTGGTTCTGGTTCTAATGGTTTAATTGACCTAGTTGTCGAAGCATTTAATGGATCTGTAACTAATAATGGTAATAACTATCTTTCAGGAGATTATAGTGATATTCCTTTAGTTACTGATGGTAGCGGTACTGGAGTTCAGGTCTCGTTTTCTACTGCCGCACCAGTAATTGCAATTGGAAACGCTGGTAGTGGTTATGATGATAATGAATATGGTTCTGTTGAACCAGTATCATCTGGAACTGGAACTGGTTTAGTTGTAACGCTAACTATTACTGGTGGTTCACTGGCATCTGTCTCTGTAGATGAAACAGGAAGTGGTCACAATTCATCAGATACATTCACAATTGATAACACGACACTAACTTTTATTGATGAAGCTACAGGACTAGAAACCCAAAGTGGTGGTGCTGGTATTCAATTAACCATTAGTAATAACGTTAATGAAGTTGACGTAGCAACTTTATCTTTTCAGGAAAAAGGATCTGGTCACGCAGTTGGAGACAATCTAACAACTCCTGGTTCTGTAACTAAAACAGCAGATTTACCTGGTGCGGTAACTGGTCTTACGACTACACTTAGTGTCGCTAGTGCAAATATTACAGTATCCTCAACTACTGGTATTGTTAGTGGAATGATTGCTACCCAGACTGCTGGGGATGGCGCTATTGAAGGAAGTTCGGTTGTACAAAGTGTTGTTAATGGAACCACTATTCAATTATCCGAGTTGCCAACAGTAGATGGTACTGCAACTCTTGATTTTACCAGTGATCCTGTTGACACTATAACTGTTAGTGACGCAAGTGATGTAATTAATGGTGGTATTGTTACTGGTGGTGGATATACTGGTGTTGTTGGTGGTATTGATTATGAACTGAATACTATTACTTTAGATCCCGCGCCAACAGGTGGTGCTCAATCAGGAGTTACGTTTACTATTGCTCCGCCATACGGATCTGGTAGTGCATTTAACTTTGAAATTAATGCTGTTGGTGTTGTTACTACAACAACTTTATCATCTCAAGGAGAAGGTAATGGTTATGCTGTTGGTGATGTACTAACAGTTAATCCACTTACTGTTACTCAACCACTTGAATACGAGACTACAGTATTTGCTGGTCAGTTACTTACTGTTGCTTCTCCAATCAATGTTAGTGTCGGTAGTGTAATTAACGGATATACACCACCTGATAGTGAAGCAGGAACACCTGCAGAATAC